CTCAGTTGGCCAGGGCCTGGTGGCCGACGTCGTCAGTGCCCTGGGTGAAGGCCCGCAGGTTGCCCGCCCCGATCGCCGTGTACAGCGGCCCGGCGGGGTCCAGGACGATAGCGGTGCCTGCCAGGTAGGTGGTGGGCCAGAGCGGCCCGCCGGTCGTGGGGGCACCACCGAACCCGGACGCCCCGCCCGTACCAGGCTCGCCAGCCACCACTGCAGCTGCTGCACCTGCCGCGACCGTGACGTTGGATGTCAGCACGTAGCGGTTGAGCGCCATCAGAACCCCCAGCCCGGGTTAGCTGGCACCGCGTCCTGGCCAACACCGGAATAGGTGGAGCTGACCAGCAGCTGGCCGACCGCCACGCCCGAGTTGTGCGCCTTGATGAACGCCGTCACCGGGATGGACGTGGCCGAGCCGGTGGACGTGGCAGTGACCACTTCGGCTGCTGTCCCGGTGTCGATCAGGATCAGCATCCCGGAGGTGAACGACGCGCCACCCGAAGCCACCGGGATGGTGGCCGCGCCGATCGACCGGGAGGCGTTGGTCGTGCCGGTCGGCGCCTGGGTGCCCAGCGTCCAGTACCACTCGCACCCGGTGCAGCGGAACAACGTGCCGCCGTCCACATTGCTGAACCGCCGCGAGATCTTGCAGCGCGGGCAGGTGAGAGAGATCGCCTGGGGGACACCAGCGGCCATCGGTCAGATCGCCCCGATCCTTGTGCCTGGCGGCAGGTCCACCGCGTCAGGTGACACCGGGTTGTTCTCGCTTCCCGGCAGCGGCTCAGCCAGCTCCGGCGGGTCTTCCATGTACCGGATGTGGCTGCTGCCCGGCGGGTCGGGGCGCGGGCCTTCGTCACCGGGCGGCGGTGTCATGGGCCTGCGCAGCGCACCGGACAGGTGGCGGGCAGTGAGCCGCGGCAGCGGATCGCCGTGCTCGCTGTACGGCCGGACCGCCGGGGACATCCGGCCGGACTTCGGGCTGGTGTCCATCAGGTTGGCGGCCTGCCGCTCGGTCAGCTCCACGATCTCGCCGGGGAGCACCAGGTCGTTCTGGCCGGTCTCCAGCTTGGAGACAGGGTGCCGCTGGGGCACGCTGATGTTAGTCAGGGCCTGGTACCTGCTCAGGCCCTCGGCGATGACCTTGGGGCGGGCTGCAGCCGTTGCCATGGGTTACCTCACACTCCTGAGAGCAGGACGATGGCCAGCGGCTGGTCGAGGCCGATCGCGCTGGCCCGCTGGGTGTCGGAGCGCCACGTCTTGCGGGGCTCCTCGCGGTACAGCGGCCCGGCGATGAACGGCAGCTCGTCGGCGATGAAGCCGCACCGGTTGCGCTGCATGATGATCGCGTTGCCCGCTGGGATCTGGCGGGACACCAGCGTGTCGAGCCCCATGATCTTCTGGGGCAGCAGCCCGGTGTACTGCAGGCTTTCACTGGCAATGTCACCGACGTAGGGCGCCGCGAACGTGCTGGACTGGATCAGCGTGTTCTTCGTGCCGTGGTTGATGATCAAGGTGTCAGCCTCGAAGCCGAGCCACTGGGTGACACCAGACGGGGAGACGATGTTGGCGTTTTCGACCAGGTACATGCCCTGGGCGATGTCCGCCCGGATCGTGGCGCTGGCGCTGGCCCAGGTGTTGGACACCGCGAGGGTCTGGATGCTGGCGTTGGCCACCACCGCGGAGTAGAACGCGGTGTTCCAGCTGTAGACCATCGTGTTCTTGACCTGCTGCAGCTGGCGGGTCACCGGGTCCATGGCCTGACGGCGGCGCATCTCGTCAGACACCATGATCGCCATGGCCCGCTCATGGGTGAACACCACCCGCGGGATGCCGATCGACGTCGGCACGACCGGGACCTCACCGAACTCGGGCCGGATCTCGGGGAAGTCATCCGCATACAGCGGTGTGCTCTCCGAATAGCGGACCGCCCCGGATGTGGCCATCCCGGCGTTGCGCAGCACCGAGTCCACGATGAACTCGTTCTGTGTGATGTCCAGGATCAGCTGCGGAACGACCAGAGGGTCTTTCAGCAGCTCGCTAACGGTGATCCGCGGGGAATCGCTGTACCCGCGAACGGCAGTCGGCATGACTCAGCTCCTTGTCAGAAGATCCGGGCACGGCCCAGGAAGAATGAAGCCGCACCCTGCCCGCCGATCTGCTGCGTGAGCATTCCGGCTGAGACACCGCCCGGGTGGGTGCAGATGCCGACCACCTGGTCAGCGGCCGGTCCGGCACCGGCCGGGCCGACAGTCCCGTTGGCCGTGCAGAGCAGCTTGAGGCCCTGGGTGGTTGAGGCCGAGTACCAGACCCAGATGTCCACCCCGCCGTAGTAGACGGACACGTAGTCGGTCAGCACGCTGATGTCGATCAGCGGCTGGCCGTAGGTGTTGGGCGCACCAGTCTGGGCGGCGATCACGTTGGCATCGCCGCCTGCCACGCCGAGGCAGTGGACCGATGACGCCGCCGCTGGCTTGACCGTCAGGTCGGTGGTCCCGGCGGTGAACGTGGTGTTTTCCACCATCTGCCCGCCGTACAGCAGCGCGCTGACCTGGTAGTTGGCTGGCCCCTGCTTGTAGTGCGGAAGCACGGCGCTCATAGCCGGTTCCCCTTCTCTCTTTAGGACGAGTTGCTGACGCCGACGTTCTCGCCGAGCTGGTCACGGGCGACGGTGGCGCGCATGTTGCCCGCCCCGATGGCAGTGATCTCAGCCGCTGACAGCTCAACCGTCTGGCCTTTCCTCAGCCGACGCTCAGGATGCTGGTAGTCGGTGGCCGCGATCGTGACATCGGCGGTGAGCACCTGGCGGGACACAGGTCACAGGCCCATCTGCGCCCGGAGCCGGGTGACAGTGGCCGTGCGGGTATCGGCCGCGGTCGCATCCTCATCCGGTGCGTCCATCGGCGAGCCCAGCTCCACGCCGAGCCCCAGCTGGCCGCTGACCTTGGCGTACTCGGTGAGCACCTTGCGCATCACCTGGCCCGCGTCCACCACATTGCCGTTGGCCAGGTCCACGGTGTGCCCGCCGCCTTCCAGCAGCGGCTGGGCCAGATCGGTGATGAACGGCGGGATTCCCTCGCCGATCAGCACCCGGCGCTCGTTCAGCCAGCGCTCATTGTCCAGCTGGGCGTTGATCACGCCGAGCTGGCGGGCGTTCTCATCGGACTGGGCCGTGGCCAGCTCGATGGCCATCGCATTCTCACTGCTCAGCCCGGCGCCAGCTGGCTCCGGCTCAGCGTCGAGCAGGCCCGCGGCGTCCAGCGCCAGGGCTTCCTCCACCAGCGCATCCAGCTCAGCGTCGGTCAGCTGGTCTCCCGGGTTGCCGTCACCGTTCAGCGCGCTGGCCGTGCCTGCCGGGTCCGGGTTGACGGTGAGCAGCGCCTCCAGCTGGTCGGCGGGAAGCTGCAGCAGCTGGGCGATCCGGGCCTGCTGGGTTTCGGTCAGCTCAGGCATCGGGTTTTCCTCTCCGGCGAACTCGGCGCCGCTCAGGTCGTAGGTCACGTCCACGTCGTCGCCCGAAGCCTCAATGGCCTGCCAGCCGCCGAGACCAGGGATACGGGGGTCCAGGGTGGCCAGCACATGCTGAATCGCCTTGGGGAAGAATTTGCCGTCTGAGCGGTCATAGCCTTCGACAATCCGGGCGGACACGCCGACATCCGGGTTGTCACGCAGCACGCGCTCACCGCGCTCGGTCGGCTCCAGTTCCATGTACAGCCCGTCGTCGCGGACCGACATGTCGGTGATCTTGCCGCCGAACCGCTCGACGTCGTTGGTGTGCTTGTTCGCATCACCCGCCAGCTGGAACGGCACCTGGTCATAGGCCCGGTCGGTGAACGCCTGGGCCAGCCCGCCCAGGTAGTCCTTGGTGAACTTCAGGACCCGGCCCTGGTAGTGGATCTCACCGACCGGCAGCAGCCGCTTGCGCCAGCGGCGGTTACCCAGCTCGATGGCCGGGTTGCGGGAAAACGGGGTGAGGACAGCGGCAGCGCTCACTTCGGCCCCCCGAAGTTCTGCGCCCGCCTGGCAAACGCCAGGCACTTGGCGTCCGGCCAGCCTTTCGCCTTCAGCTTGGCGAAGATCGCCTTGCCTTTCGGGGTGAGCCCGTTGCTGTCATCGCCGTCGCCGTCGCCGTTGGACATGGTGACCCGCGGGCCTGCAGCCGCACTGGTGGCAGGCGTGGCCAGCCGGATCGCCGGGATGCCGTACGCCTTCATCAGCGGTGTCTGCTGGGGAGCTGGCTGCAAAGGCTCCCCAGCAGACGCCGCAGGACGGTGCTGCGGGGTGAGCGCCGACCGGTTGTGGGTGCCGATCACGTCGGCCAGCGCAGTGCGCTGGTGGTTGCGGACGGCCAGATCCCGGCCGCCAACGGTCGCCACCCAGCGGCTGCCGTCCCGGCGGATGGTGCCCAGCTCATCGCCCCCGCTGCGATGGCGGATGATCGCATTGCCGTTTTCACCGCGGACGATGACCAGATCGGAAGGGTCACGGACCGGCACGATCGTCATAGCCAACTCCAATGCGGGCCTGGTGGCTGAATGGGCCTGGCCGGTCACCAGCCATGAGCCTTTGACCTTGCCCTGCTTGCCAAATTCCTTGGCTGTTTTCAGCAGCAGGCTGCGCAGCGCCTCGCGCCGGGCTGGGCTGCCTGCGCGGCCGACCGCCTGGAACGCCTTGTCCCAGTGGGCGGCATCAGTGACCGGGAACCCGGGGCGGCCACCCGGCTTGCTGGGCGCCAGCGCATGGCCGGAAGCCAGCGCAGCCTTGCGGCCAGCTGTGGATTCGGATGCCTTGCCGGTGGGTGCCTTGCCGTAGCCGCCGGATTTCGCCGGGGCCGGGGAAGCGCTGCGCATCGCCGCAGGCTTCGGGGGGCCTGACGGCTTCGGGCCACGGCTGCCGCCGGGGGCGGACCTGCTGGAGGTGCGTGAGGCGATGCCCCGGTGCATCGCGGCCATGCGCTGGTGATGGGCCTGCAGAGCCCCGGTGGTCTGCCGCGCCGCGGCGCTGTGCAAGCGGGCAGCCGCGTGCTGCTGGTTGGCCGAGGTCTTGCGCCCGGCCAGGCTGCGGGACAGGCGGCTGGCGTTTTCCGATGTGGTCAGCTGGCTGGATGTGTGCCGGGCCGCGATCCGCCCGCTGCTGCGGTTAGCCCGCTGTGAGTGGCTGAGCACGCCGGACCCACCGGTCCACTGACCGTGCCGGTCACGGTGCTCATGCTCCCAGGCGGCCAGATCGACCAGCTGCCCTGCGGCCAACGGTCCACACTCCCGGCGTCCATGAGACGACGCCCGGGCGGGGAACCGGGTCTCTTGCGGCTGATGTTACAAGCTGTTCAGGTGTGGCGCGAGGTCAAGGGCTGTAGTTACGGGGCTGTAGTTACACCAATGACATGATCAGGCCCGGCCGCGTGGAGGGTGAACGGCCGGGCCTGATCTTGGGTTGCGGCTGCGTCAGGGGCCAGTCTGCGCGCTCGTGAACACGTTGAAATGATCGCCGCTCAGCGAGTCCGCCGGGGTCACGATCGGCGGGTTGGAGTTGTCGCCGGAGAAGTTGGAGTACGCCTGAACGGCGGTCCACTCAGTGGCCCCGCCGAACGTGGCGCTCACGCCGTTGCTGTCCCGGGCGGTCAGGGTGGCGAAATGCACCAGCTTGATATCCGCCGGGGCGGCGCGGCCAGACAGATCCTGGACCACACCTGCACTGGCCTCATCGGGCCAGGTGAGGCCAGCGAAGCCCTTGCTGGCCGACAGGCTGGTGGTGACGTCCTTGGCGAACGCCTCATAGAGACCGGGACTGACTTCCTTGAGGATCAGCCGGACGGTATCACCCTGCGGGATAACCAGGTTCGGGGACAGCGGGGCACCCAGCAGCGCGCCGCCGCTGTTGCAGGCCGTGGTGTTCGTGCCGGGGGTGGCGGTCAGCGTGCCGGAGCCAACCAGCACCTGGAAGCCGGTGCCGGTCCACCGCAGCCCGAGCTGGACGGCGTTGCCGCTGGAATCGTTGCAGAACTGAACACCCTCCCCGGCCCCGGCGGTCAGGCTCTTGGCTGCCTTGCGCAGGTAGAACTGGGTGTTCTCCTGCTTGAAATGACCGGGCTGGTTCTCGCCCGCGTAGTAGCCAGCCTCACCGTTGGCGGTGATGACCTTGGTGGGGCTGACATTCGCGCTGGCCGACAGCGCGGGAACCAGCGGGACTGCCAGCGCCAGTGCTGCTACCGCTGCCAGTGCCCATCTACGGACAGGTCTCAATGGATTTCCCCTCGTCCCACTAGGTTCTGCATGATTTGCCTGGCCATCATGGCAGGTCACCTGTATGACGGGCAGGGGATCACCAGGGTTTACCTGACGGCTGAACCAGATCAGTTGTGGAACATATCCGGGCCGGTGTGGTACATCGCGCCGTCCGGGAGGCCGCCGTGGCGGGCCGCCGCAAGGCTGGCGATCACCGCCAGGACCGCCAGAACGGCGAAGACGAGCACAGTCAGACGAATCTGAGCAGCAGACATGGCAGCCCTTTCAAAGCGAGATAGCCCAGGTTAACCCGGAGACTGCGTTATGCCCAGAGACCCCACCAGCTTGCCCAGCTGGCGGGCGGCGTCAGCCACCTTCATCCCGGCTCAGCGCATCTGGCCCGTGATGGAGTCCCGGGCGGCCAGGTCGATCTCGGCCTGCTGCTGCGCAGTGAGCCCGGGCTGTACTTCGTCGGCCTGGCTGCGCCACTGGCCGGGACCATCGAAGTGGACGCGCTGGTCATCACCGCTGGCCATCTGCACCCCTTCCGCCACGTGCGGCGGCCAGAACCCGTCGCCGCTCCTGAAATGGTAGGCGCCGCCCACCGCATGGGTGTACGCGCCGACCGACTCGACTTCGGGGATGCTGCTGACCACCAGCACCGGGTCAATGTCGATCCGGTGGTTGTCGTCATCGTGGAAGACGCCGAGGTGACGCTGGGCTTTCTGCAGCTCGCCGCGGAATGTGGCCAGCGCCCGGTCCATCGCCTGGCTGAACTCGGCCTCGCTGGCGGTCTCTGGCACGCTGACCGCGCTCATGCCGTGCGGCTTGACGGCCAGCGCGTACTTGTCGGCGCCAGTTTCCAGCGCCTGGCCGGTGTGCGCGTCGATCGTTGCCCCGCCCCAGGGGCCCTGCACCTTGACGTACGTCCTGGCCTTGATCTCCCCCCAGTGCTGGTCGAGCCCGCTGACCGGCGCCGGGTGGCTGAGTGCGGCCAGCTGGTCCCGGCCGCGGGCAGCTAGCTTCTGGAACTCATAGTTGGTGACCGGCCGGGAGTTGCCGCGGGCCTCGGCCGCAGTGATCGGCGGGGCTACCTGCAGGTTCTGGCTCATCCTGGTGGACGGGCC